GGCTTTAATGCGGTCTTCGCTGATTTCGCTTTCAACGAAATCTACTGCGCTTGAAATTGCGTCTTGGACAATGCCCTCAACCTCGGTGCGTGATTTTGGTTTAAGTTCCATTATTGCTGGTCCTCTTCTTCTGCATTGTTAGAGGCCAGCGCTGACACGAGAGACCTTGCGTAATCTTCTTTTACCAAACCTTCGCCTTTTTTAACAAGCTGGTTTACTAGGTATGTTTGCCCTGCGCTTGTGTTTAATAGCTTTGTAACAGCGCCCGGACCAAATGCACTTAATGCACCAATGATTGCCGGTGGAAGCCCAGTAACCGCGCCTACCGCTGCCCCGGCTGCGCCTTGCGCGAATAGTCTAGACAATTGAGCTATTGGACTGGACAGGGACGCATTTGGGAATGATAAAACTTGAGCGCCAGACTTTGCTAAATCCCCTAATTCGCCGCGCTTGCCCTGATTGTACGCCCTTGCGCCCTGCATCCTAAGAGCGGAATCAAGATTTTTAGGCTCTATAAAGCCAAGCGCTTTAGCCTCGCCAGCCCCGCTAACAGATTTCTCAATAGCAAGATAATTTCTGTAGTCCGATCTTGCAGACTGCAACCTTGCAAAGTCATCAGACCGACCCGCATTTTGCATGGCATTATCAACAACACCATCAAGAACTTTCAGCATATCAACAGAAGCGTCCCTTACGGCGGAATTAGAGCTTGTTGTTTGCTTGCTTAATTGACTACGCAAGGACTGATACGCTTCCGCATCAATAAGCTGATCCTTGCCTCCAGAAGTAATAGAGGTGTTTATTAACCTTTTATTAACTTCTTTTATTAACTTGTTTGGCGTCTTGGCCTCGTCACCAACAGGTTTGTTCTTTTTAAATCTCTTAATAATGGAAGACGCAGAGCGCAAATCATCAGCCGTTGCCTGAGCCTTTATACCAGACATGGCTCTATTCATCTGACCACCAATGCGGTCTTGAGCCTCAACCAGCGCGTCAGGAGTTGCCCGCTTAAATGGTGATCCAATTTCCTTTAATGCGGCCTCTGTAAACTGATCTATTTGGTCTGAACGCATTTGCTGGCCAGAGACAGAGCCTGCCTGCCTTTTTAAGAGTGCTTCATCTACTTTTTGACCAGCAAGTACATCCACCCCTTTTTGCTCAAGTTTTTGAGCTGCGGCAAGCTTCACTTCATCCGCACCAGAATAAGGGCTAATTGCTTTCCGCGCAGCCCTGGAAACACCGCTAAAAGCGGCTGGGCCAGCCAAAGCTCCAGCTATTCTAGCGTAAGGCTCTGCGCCCGGCGCTACATTTTCGGCGACCTGTCCAGCGGCCTCGCTTGCCGTGCCAGCAGCGACAGATGTTTTAAGCGCACCTTTTCCAAGGCCCACTTTTTCCATCCCCTCTCCAGCCTTTCTCAAGGCACCACCCTGCTTGCCTAATACTTTAGCGACTTTCCCAGCGGTTCCTAAAGCGCCTGCACCGCCCGTAAACTCACCTATTGTGCCAGCAAACTTGCCGGCACGAGTTTGACCTCGGTAATCAAGCTCGTCGCCAAGGCCAGCAGCCTCCACCCCAGACCTTAAAACTCTTCCAGTTTTAGTGTCAAATATTGGCCAGTCTTCTCCAGCGTCAAATCCAGCAGCTTGGAGTATTTCTTGGCCGCCGCGAAGTATGGCGCGGCCTGCCATTTCCGGCAGCTCTAAGGTCCCAATTGCGCCGCGTCCTAAACCAGCCGCTGCTGCGCCAGCCACGTCCCCAGCGTACTCGCCAAACGTGTCTATCTCGCCTTCTATAGGTGACATTGGATTATCTATTAAGTATTTACGGACCACTTCTTCTTGCTCCGCCGCACTCATAGTGTCGGGTATGTCTCGCAGTATTGTTCCGTCAGGAAGCGTTACATCAACCATTATCTAAAGCCCCCACTTCCATTATTCAAAGATTGGTCCCATACCCTTTGTTTGCTACCGTCTGAAAGTGCTTTGCTTTGGGCTTTAGGGAATAGAGGGTTTTCTTCAGCCCACTCTTTTATAAACTTTGTAAAACCCGTAAGGTTTCCATTTTCGGTAGAGTATTGATCTGACAGCACAGCCAAGTCAATTCTACGCTGCTGAAGTTTTCTTTGAATACCAATAATTTCGGCGTTGCCAGCTTGAGTGTTTTCAAGGCCCGGGACCATAGATGTAACAAAGTCTCGGTCAGCGTTAGAGAAACCAACGCCAAGTGATCCCCCCATAACGTCTAGCGCTGTTTTCTTGGCAATAGCATTGAATGACTCTTCATTTTTTACCAAATCTGGGTCTGCACCCATAGCCACGGCTGCCTTTTTGACCTGAACTACTCTATCAGCTAATGTACCAGAGTAAAAACCGGGCTGAGACGCCAGTTGCTCCATGATAGAAAGATTTCCCAAAGCGTCTTGCGCAGCCATCGCCCCTTCTGAATATGCAGAATACTGATCGGCTTGCTTTTTCATTTGAGCTTTGATAAATTCGTTGGCACCTCTATCGCCCGTATTAATCGTAGTCCCACTTTTAATCGTAGAAAGAAATTGATTTGCCGCCTCTGGGCCTTCTTCGGCAAGGATGCGCTGATACTCGCTGTAGTTCTTCATAGCAGATGTGCTAGTGTCTTTAGGAGCCTTTCTGCTTTCCAAATAAGCCTGCATAGCAGCTTTAGGTCCAGCAACTTCGGCAATGCGAACAAATTCCTCGCCGTTCGGCAAACCAGCGAGATACTCCATAGATTTATTCCGCGCGTTTTTCTCAGTCCGCTGTGCTGCAATGCCAGCAGTGGCTTTTTGCAAGGCTGGGCTGCTGCCCATAGCCGCTAAAAGCGGTGCCATTCTGGCCGCCGTGTCCTTAAATGTGTCACGCTGGAAGAAGCGCTGTCCGGCTTCGCCTTCCGCGCCTTCTACCATTTTTTGTATGCCGAGAGAGCCGAGTAGACCCTTTGGTTTTTCTTCAGGTATCATCTTGCTCTCCGTATCATTTGTCTCTTCAGGTACTGCAAGCAAACCTTTTGGTTGTTTGCCGAGAACCCGCATGGTGTCCGATGCGATAATTGGTGGTGAGTTTGGATCAAACTTACCAGCAATGTTTGCTAACTTTGCGCCGTAATTTGGGTCGGTTGCATAACCAGACTTTGCCATTGCAGAAATTTGATTCTCTAGCCCTCTAGCTGATAGCACACCCTCATACCGGGGGTTTGATTTAAGAAAGCTGGCATAGTCTTGAAAAGACTGGTCAGGGCTTTCGTAACCTCTGAATGAAGCTGGCCGATTAACCATTTGACCATCTTCAAACTCTGAAGTTTGCAAGGTCTGACCGTTTTTGCGCCCGTGGGATTTTATTCCAAAAAAGTTCATATTTGGAGCGCTTTTACCATAACCAGTTTCAAGCGCCGCTTGAGCAAGAACCAAACGGGGGTCAAGACCCGTTTGATTACTTACCTTTTCCGCATATGGAAGATATTGGGAATAAAACTCCTGCGGTGTCATTAAGCTGCCTCCAGCTCGCTATTCAGGCCAACGTAGTCAACCCGTAGATAACCATCCTCGCCCGCTTTAACCAAGTGCGGATGCGTCTCGCGAAGCTCTTGCGCCATTACACCGATGGTTGGCTGTGCTGGATCGGCAATGCGCTTGCCCTCATCATTCCAGCTCCAAGTGTAAAGGTTAATGCCTTTGTGCGTGCCAATTGGCTTAATGTCAGTCTTCAAGCGGGTGTCCGACGAGCCTGCCATACCAGCAGCCAATCCAAGATAATCAAATAAACCCGGCTGCTTGGTTGTGGTTGTTGACTGAGGAACAGGCGTTACGCCAAGTGCTGCCAACGGTGCTGACAATGCTTGACCCGGTGCGCCCGTATAACCAGCGTATTGGCCGCGAGCTGCATCAATAAGTGCTTGCTGCAAGCCCTGCTGCAATAGACCCTGTTGCGCTTGGTTTTGCTGAAGGGTTTGACCAACGCCAAACGCCTGCTGACCGAGTTGGCCAAGCTGTGCGCCAGCACCCATACGCATACCCTGCGCAGCCATTTGATTGGCGACGTTTTGCTGCTGAGCTGACATTAGGTTGCCCGCGTTGTATTGAGACGCTGCATTTCGCGCAGCCATGTTTGACAAGCCCATTTGATTTGCTGCACCTGCGCCAAACTGAGCCGCAGCGTTTTGCGCAGCCATGTTTGTTGCTGCTGCTTGATTTGCTGCGGAAGAGCCAAATTGAGACGCGGCGTTAAGAGCTGCTTGGTTTGACAGGTTTGACTGCTGCCCGAAACCAGCAGTGGTTGTGCCAGCGGCAAGGTTCGCCTGCTGGTTGGCCAGTGCAGCCTGTTGCGCTGTGCCAATGTCAGCTTGAGCCATCTGCTGTGCCTGCGTAAAGCCAGCTTGGCGCAAGCCCGATACAGCTTGTGCTGCTTTGTCTGCGTAACCCTTGCGCGTCTCAGCTTCGGCAATGCCCTGACGTGATCCGCCAAATGCGTTTGCTGCTGTTGCTTGCGCGCCCATTTGGTTCAGCTCTTTTTCCTGCGCACCCTTCAAGTCAGACAGAGTTTGCTGCACTACCTGATCTTCGTATGGGTTTGTGTATGCACTCAGGTTTGACCCCGCAAGCTGACCAGCCTGCACGTTTTGAGCCTGAACAGTTGGAGACGCGCCAATTGTTGAAGCCCCGTAACCCTGCGATGTCATTGCGCTTGGATTGTATCCAGTCGCTTGCGCCGTGCTTGCCTGATAACCAGTCGGAAGAATTGCACCCGGCTGAAAACCCATACCAGCTTGTGCGCCTTGCATAGACTGCTGCAGCGCACCAGCGGATGCTTGGTTGACGTTGAAGTTGCCCTGCGGTGCTAATGGAGCGTATTGGCCTTGCGTTGGTGCAGGTATGGCCTGCTGACCTCCAGCGCCACCCTTACCTGATGTTGGAGCGCCTCCGGCGTTAATCTGGGTGGCATTGTCTTCTGGGGAGTATGAATCTGGAACAATTGACGTACCATTGGCAACCATCCTTCTCGTCCCGCTCAGTGAACCTGCCATCTTATGCGTCCTTCTTAATTAGGCCGACTGCAAAAAACTGTGCAGTGCGGAGTGCGAATGTAATTGCGCCACGAACGTCACGTTTTTTGCCGCTTGCAAACGCAATGTATCGACGGAACTCTTGGTAATGCTCGCGAGCTTTACCCTGTTCAATTTTCTTTTTGCCAAGGTGACGGTATCCGCGCCGGACAGCTTCGCCCCACCACTTGCCGTGCAGAGCGTTCATGCACCAAACAACAGCTTCACGCTTCATGTTTGGCGTAAACGCACCGCTTTCAACCGCGTGGGTAGCCACTACGCAGCCGCTACCACCGCCGCCGCCGCTGTCATTGTTGTCATCATCATCGTTCGACCCAGTGACAGCATTGCCAACGTCAGAGATTATGCCGCCGCCCTCGAATGTATCACCAGATTTCCCAGCGCCGCCACCGTCGAACATATCACCGATGGAAATAAACCCGCCATCCGAAGCTGAGGGAGTTGTGCTTCCTGTTGGCGCTGGCCCACTGCCGTAATCTGTATTGTAATCCTCTGGGTTAAAAACATAACCACCAGTAGATGTGTTGCCACTAATGGGGTTTGTAATCGTCATGCCGGGATCATAAACGGACACGTTGCCTGTAGCTTCAGTCGGGCCGCCCGTCATCAAAGAGCCGCCATATGAACCTGTATCTGACGGCGAGTCAAAGGACGCAGAGCTGCCACCGCTTGCAGAAGCACCCCCGCCAATGCCTGTGGTATTCATCACTGTATCTTCATTGTTGTAGAAAACAGAGCTTGGGCCTTTGTATGCTGCGTTCGCAATTGCCAATTCATTTGCGCGATTGGCGTCAGCCTCACGACGGCCACTCTCAGCAGCGGTCATGTAGTTCTCGTAATTGACTGGCGCTGAAACGCGGCTACCAGCTTGACCAGTGAACGGGTCAATAAAGAAGCTGTCGATGTAATCTTTTTGACCGGGGCGCTGCCTGCCTAGCTCAGCAAGTGATTGCTCAAACATTGGCGCGGATGAGTATCCCTGAACGCCGCCCGCGTATGTCGTCGGCGCACCCATGCCACCCATGATGTCCTGCTGGCTCGTTGGAGCTGCCATGCCAAATGCGCTTGATGCGTCTGCCGTGTTTTGAAACGCAGCTTGCTGCATTGGAGTAAACGCTGCAACGTCTGGGCCGTAGTATGGCGTGTAGCCAATCTGGGAAATACCCTCGGCCTTGTTTAAGTTGCGCTGCGCAGCACGCTCAATGTATTCTGGGATCGTAACTTCGCTTGTTGATCCGCCGCCTTTTCCGCCTGACATTATTCAAAATCCTTAACATATGACATGTGCAACGGCTTCCAACCGTGTACTGCCAGTGGTTTCTTCCAGCCAAGACGTCCTGTCATCGTCAAGGCAGAGCAGCCCTGCGCTTTGGCCCATTCTATTACGTCGATGTGCATGTCCATAATCTGCTCCAGCTCACCGCCGCCCAAAAATACATTTAACACCTTCTTTTTCGGGTATATCACAATCTCGGTCACGATACACCCCTTTGGCGTTGGCCATAGCTGCATAGTACCAGAATATACGCCACGAACAACGTCTTCAAAGTCGTGAGTGCCGCCGGAATACTCCAAAGCAGCCTCAATCCAATCTTTACAGCGCTTTAACTCGTTATCCATGCAGCCTCGTTATCGCTATTGTGGACGCAGGCGCAGCAGGCGCGAACGCAGTGGCCGCCGTGGCGTGCAGTGAGCCATTTATGCTATCAACAGCCCACATGGCCTCCAAATAGTCTCCAGCGTCAAATTCAAAGATTGCAGAGCGAGATATAACAAGCACCGCGTTGTTTTGGTGCAAGGCTGTTTTCATGGACGCATCATCCACGTCAGCACCGTTTATAGTGGGCCAGAACCAAAAGTTTACAGTTGAGCCTGATGATGACGCAATCTGCGCAGAAAAGCTAACCATGTACTGGCCCGCCTCATCAAAAACTATGCGCGATGTCGGAGTGCCGTTAGCAATGCCGTCAGACGTGCTTGCTGTATATGTCAAGGAATACGCAGTATTCGCCGCCGCAGCAGTCTGGTCTGACGTAATGTTGCCCGAATACTTGCCATCCTCCAGCACAACCTGAACCCACTCGCCATTCTTGCTGACGACGGGATACTTGTTCGTGCGATCCCACATAAGCGTGCCATCGTCGGCTGCGCTTTCATTGCCAGTCTGCTGAACCAACGGAGAGCGTATCTGAGCCAAGTGCTGCATAAGGCGTCGGCCCCATGTCTTCCAGTCTTCGCCGTATGGCTCTGGTGCGCGTTGCTGCTGGGTCATCGACGCCCGCCTGCGATTGCGTCAATGCGATTGATACCAACGCGCCAGTCAGACAAGCGATGTCCCTCCACACGCATACGAACTTGACGCCCGGTAAAGCGCAGGCTGGTTGGCGCACTCATAATGTACGGACCATAGCTTCGCTCAGTGCCATTCGGGTAAAAGCGTGTTTTAAACGTAACGTCCACGTCGCCTTGCGTTTTCTCGTCTGGCAGCATTTCAACAACACTTACAACTTGATCGCCAGAGCCAAGCATGAATGGCCCAGTTTCAGCAAACGGTGTTAGCCCGCCATAATCAAAGCCAATCTCATGCTCATAAATCTTATTGTCAGACGCCTTGATCATCATTGGTTGGCGGAACGCGCCACGGTCATAGCCAGCAGTGCGGTCAAGCTCACCAATGTGCCACGTATTCTCAACGTAGTTGTGCGTGACGTATCTGTTGTTCTCAGTAGACGCCGATGACGGATAGAACCAAGTCACCTCACCAAACATGCTGTTTGACATGGCAAACGCTTTACTAATCTGCGCCTTGTTGATGTCGTTGAACACGTAGTCCGATACGTCAGACTGAAGCTCTTGCACGCCGCTGCCCTGATACATGTAGAATGAGTTTACGCCCATCCAGTATGCACCTTGGTCAACAACGATTGCAGCCTGCTTTGCAGCTAGTCCGCATGACGTGCCAACACGCTCAATACCATAAACGTATGGTGGGCCAATATAGTTGGCAACGTGTGCATCGCGTGTAGTGAGCAGCAAAGTCTGCCCGCGAACACTCATGCCCTTCATCAGGAAACCAGACGTGTTAAGCTCAAGATCACCAGCTTCGTTAGTTGCCGCTGGTGTCCATGTGTTGTTGTCTTCACGGTCAGACCATTGCACTTTGCGCGGGTTTCCACCCGCTCCAAGCGCAAACAGGAAGCGCTCTTCAGTCACAACAATGCCGTGATTGCCAGTCGGCGCATTGCTCAAGACTGCTGCCGCTGTGCCAGTGTTAAGCTCCCACTGGTAAATCTTGCCATCATCCTCGTTACACGCCAGCAAGTCTTCGCCCCATGCGGACAAATCCCAGCTTGTTGCTGGCTGGATGCGAACTGTGTCAGGCCGGGCAACGCCGTAGCCATAGCTGCCGAATAAGCCGCCACCAAAGCCAGTAAACGCAATTGCATCCTCGCGGCCATCCGTTAGGCCAGTTGGCGTAATGTCAAAGCGCGTGCCGCCTGAGTTCCAAATGTAGAGGCTGTCGTATGACCCTGCTGCAATCCAGCGGTCAGACGAGTTGTCAGACCACGTAAGCATACCGCGCAGCTTTGCGTCGCCTGCTGTGTCTGAACGTGTGCGCCATCCGCCGAGTGGACGCATAGTGCCGTCAATCCAACGCACAAGGTTTGCATCGCGCCAGCGGCCCATGCTTTGCAAGTCTGTGCCATTGCGGTAAACACCTGCGGGAATTTTGAGATCAATTAAAGACATTCTTGCCCCTTGGGTGCTGCGTTACAGGCAATATAACACATTGCGCTAGATATGCAAAAGGCCAGCGTATAGCTGGCCAATTGCGTTATGTTGCTGGCTTTACTCAGCTTCGGCTGGCTCATCGAGCGAAGCTGTCAACATGTTGACGAAAGCTTCCTTGCCGACCTTGAGCTGGTCCAAGTTAAACTCGGCTGAGCCGATCTTTTGCTGCAAAGAGTTGATGTGGTTAATCATCACCTTTTGCTGATCCGTTAGCTGGTCTTCAGTGTATTCTACGT